CGGAGATCCTCTTAACACTGTCGCTGAGACCAAGAAGAAGTATCGCTGTGCCTTCCTTGGAGACGATTCAGTTATCAACGCTCTTACTAACGACTATCCTTCACCTGAATTCATTGTTAGAGAAGCCAAAGAATTAGGTTTCATTCTCACTGGTTCTATTAAAAATCAACCTATTCTTTGGGAACGTCCTTGGTTGGGTTCGCAGTGTTCCGACTTTACTTTTCTCTCCCGAAAATTTTGCCGCCTCAATTCTAGTGTCGTCGGTCTCCTTATACCTGAACGTATGTTCAAGATGGTCATGTTTTGTGGTGATCCAAAGAAACTTTCTGAGGTTTATCCAAGTGTCGTTGTTAATTTTATCCGTGAATTTCGTTTGTGGATGAGGTATGGGCGAGACAAGGAAGTGATTGATGAGGGAATCCGTCTGCTCTCGATGATCGGAGGTCCTCATCTCATCGATGTCTATAAACAAGGTTCCTCTTCCCAAATTTGTGCTGCCGTTCTTAACATGATTCAAGACAATCCTCTTCTTTTCGAATTTGAGGAAAGGCCAGAAGTCTTAGACATTGAACCTGAAGGTCCTGGAGATGCTGCGGGTAAAGTAGAAGAAAAATCATCAGAGCATGCTGCTGATTTTGTCAAGTATGCTGCCCGAGTTGACGAGTGCCCAGCTTCTTCTTCTGGTGAACAGACGGGAGGTACTGATTTTTCCATGAATCAACCCGTTGTTGTCGCCGACATGTCTGATCATCTTACTAATTGGGTTTATTCTGGTATGTGCTCAGAGAGTAATGATGTCTCAGGTATGTTCTCCCAGCCCCGCATATTACAGACTGGGACTACTGGCCTACATGCAGCCAACCACAAGATCGGTTCTTGGATCGCACCTTTCCATTATTTTGAGGGCAACTCAAAAGCCCGCGACGTTCTTCGACAGTTCATGTACATGCGGTGTAAAATGTGTTTCAAACTGGTTGTTTCTTCTAGTCCCATGACTTCTGGTAACCTTATTATGTCTGCTCGTTATGGCCCTGCTGAGCCTGGCTCTGTTTATGAAGCTGCCAGTGATATCAGTATTGAGTTGGACGCCTCAACTGGGTCTTCTGCCGTCATCAAGATACCTACCGTCCTTCCTCATGGTTGGGGTGTCATCACCGATATAGATCCAGACAATAACGAAAAAGAATCACAGCTTTTCAATTTCGCTGTTCTTTCTCTCTGGACTCTTTCTTCTAATTCTCAACCTATTACTTATTCTCTCTATGGTTGGTTGGAAGAAGTTGATCTCAGAATGCGAAGGTTCTATGACCCACCGGGCGTCGCCCTTTTCGAAGCTGAAGGTATACAACAGGGTGTCCAAACTATTAAAGAGATGACAGATGACGTCTTCTCTACTGCCACAAAGGGCATCGCTACTGCTTCTGGCGTTGTTACTTCTGTCATGAATATTATTGACACTGCCGCTAAGTTTGCTGCTTTGGTTGGTCTTAGTGCCCCCGCTTATCCAACGCCAGGCATGTTCATGAATCCTTATACTAGCGCCCCGCACCTTCCTCACATGCTTGGACCAGTTCTTACCACTAGGTTTGCTATTGCCCAAGAACAGAAAACGGTCCAGCCTAAAGGTACCTGGGGCTGTGAAGGAGATGACATGGATATAAAGAAGGTGTGTGGTAGACCTGGCGTTATCGCTGTTGGCAATTGGACTTCCAGTGGTTACGTTACTACCATTGCCATTACTCCCGGCAATTACAACCAAATTTCGACTAAGAGATACTGGTCCCATATGGCGTGGGTGAGTAGGTTCTTCCGCATG